GCCAGACTCTCCGGCATGGCAGTCCGATCCAGGAAGAAGAAGCCAGGCCCGTCGACTCCCAAGGCCAGAACTTCAAAGGCCAAGGCCGCTGCTGCTGAGGCATCGCCACCCTCCACGCCCACGCCCTCACCGTTCGCCACTTCTATCACCCCACCATCAGACCCCGTTCTCACCTACGCCGAAGACGTGATCGCCGGCCGCGTCGTGGCTGGACGCCTGGTCCGCCTTGCGTGCGAGCGACACCTGCGTGACCTGGTTGAGGGGGCGGCCCGCGGGCTGCGCTGGGACCTGTCGGCCGCGCTGCACGCGATCGAGTTCTTCAAATACTTGCACCTCGCCGAGGGCGAGCACGCCGGCAAAGTGTTCGAGCCACAGCCATTCCAGAAGTTCATTGTCGGCAGCCTCTTCGGATGGAAGGGGCCGGATGGCTTTAGGCGGTTTCGCACCGCCTACGTGGAGCAGGCTAAGGGTAATGGAAAGTCACCGACCGCTGCCGGGATCGGGCTCTATGGCCTCATCGCGGACGGCGAAGCCGGTGCGGAAATCTACTCGGCCGCCACGACTCGCCCCCAGGCCAGCATCCTTTTTCGCGACGCGCAGAACATGGTGTCGGCGTCGCCGGAGTTGAAAGGCATCATCGATGTCAGTCAGTTCAACCTGGCCCACGTCCTGAGCAACTCCTTCTTTCGGCCGGTCTCCAGCGAGCACCGCGGCCTCGATGGCAAGCGCGTGCACATGGCACTGATCGACGAGGTGCATGAGCACCCCACGCCCTTGGTGGTGGATAAAATGAGGGCTGGCACCAAAGGACGCAGGCAGGCCATGATTTTTGAAATTACAAACAGTGGCTATGACCGGGACAGCGTCTGCTACCAGCACCATGCCTACAGCGTCGAACTGCTGACCGGGAAGGCGGAGAACGGCGCATGGTTCGCCTTCGTCTGCGGGCTCGACGCCTGTGAAAAACACAGCGCCGAGGGGAAGACGCAGCCGGTCGACGGGTGTGCGGCGTGCGACGACTGGCACGATGAGAAGGTGTGGCCAAAAGCCAACCCGAATCTTGGGGTGTCGGTAACGCTGAAATACCTGCGCGAGCAAGTCGAGGAAGCCAAGGGGATGCCGGCCAAGGAAGGCATCGTCAAGCGGTTGAATTTCTGCATCTGGACGGAATCCGAGACCTCCTGGCTTTCCACTGAAGTCTGGTCCCGCGGCGCTGGCCCGATCGACCGCCCATCTCTCGCCGCCCAAGTCTGCTTCGGCGGGCTCGACTTGGCCAGCCGCAAGGATCTTGCCGCTTTCGTCCTCTGCTTCCCGGACGTTCCCGAGCCCGGACATTACTCGCTGCTGTGCCGCGCCTGGATTCCTCGAGCGCAAGCCGAGTTCCACGCTCGCGAGTCCGGCATCCCGTACCTGCTCTGGGAGCGTCAGGGGTTCGTGACCTTGACGGAAGGCGATACAATTCACCATGATCGGATCGAAGAAGCCATCAAAGCCGATTCAGAACTGTACGACCTGCAGGACATCGCAGTCGACCCGTGGAATGCCGCTCAGATCACTGAGCACCTGCATGACCACGGCATTAAGGTCGTGGAGTTCGCCCAGAATATCCGGAACTTCAACGAGCCCTGTAAGTGGTTCGAAGGCCTGTTGATCGAGGGGAAGTTGCACCACGGCGACAACCCGCTGCTGAACTGGTGTGCGGGGAACGTGGCGGTGTGGACGGACGCGAGCGCGAACATTCGGCCGGTGAAGCCTGAGCACGGGTCGGCAAAGAAGATCGATCCGATTGTCGCGGGGGTGATGGCGGGGGCGCGGGCGATGCTGTGGACGGGGCGGGTGTACGATAGCAAGGGATTGGAGTTGCTCTGATGCTCGAAGTGATGGCTGCCGCACTTGGCGTGTTCATCGGCTTTGCGATCTCCATGCCGATGGCGGCGCGGTACTACTTCCCAGGTGAACCGCCGCTGGCGAAGTCGTGGGAGGTTCTGTGCTGGGTGCTGCGGGGGATGCGATAAACCGCAAGCCGGCAACGATGTCTCGCCGCAAGCGGCACGAGGAGGGATGTGATTCTCGACCCGAGGAACACGGCATGAACCACCATCAATACGTCTGTGCCGATTGCTACGGCAAAGAGCGGAAGCGCACGCCAGCGACAAGGAAAACCTACCGCGCGCATGGCGAGACGTACTACTGCGACGCGCACGCGCCTGAGCAAGCGGTGCCGCTAGGCGGCGCATGCGCACCAACCGCAGTGCAGGTCAAGGACGCCTTCGGCAAGCCGGCGCTTCTGTTTGGCCTGCCGATCTTCGTGACGGTTGAAGGCGGCGACGTGGCGGCAGCGGAACAAGTGGCGCGCGGCCTGGCGCCCGAATCCGAGCTGAGAAACTGATGGCTCCCCAAGACACTGAAATTCGCCTCTGCCCCTGCTGCGGGCGCGACGTGCTCCAAGAGGATGGCGTGCTCAAGCCGCACAGCACCTCGACGGCAAGCCGCGCGAAGGGTGACGACCGGCTGTGTCCGGGCAGCAATCGGGTGATGCGGCCAGGGCGCAACGTGGACGATGAGGCGGATATGTAAGGACGACCATGCACGACGCTGACCTCGATCAACCCCCGTCCATCGACGCCGACCTCGCCGATCCGAACTGGGCCGATGATCTCGACGGCCTCGACCCGCGCACCGACGCCGAGCGGTACGCCAGGACTCCAGGCGAGCCAGAAGCCAGCCATCACCTCCCCTGGTCCTGGCCATCCTGGCTCGCCCCGCTCGCTCGCGAGCTGCTCGGCCTGGCCGGCGTGGCGGTGTTCCTGGTCGGCTGTTGGTGGATGTGGCCGCCGGCGGCGATGTTGGTGGGCGGGGCGGGGGCGTTCGTGGCGGCGGTGCTGTGGGATCGGCAGGCAAGAAGGAAGCCGCCATCTCAGTGACCCATCTCTCTTTGCGCCTTTGCACCTTTGCATTCGGACCATCCCATCCGTCATCCTCGCAGCAGTAACCGATGACGCCTACGCGCTTCGGGATTTGCTTGCGAGGGGTCGCTGAATGCTCGTCAACATCGTCTCGCGTTCGCTCGAAAATCCCGCAATCAGCCTGAACGACCCGTCGCACTGGGAAGACTTCGGCGCCAGCCCAGCCGACTCAGGCGTCCGCGTCAGCCAGAAGTCCGCCCTCTCCTACGCCGCCGTCTGGCGCGCCGTCAATCTGATCTCCCGCGACGTCGCCAAGCTCCCGCTCTACCCGTACCGCTACGGCGGCCCCGAGGGCGGGAAGAACGTCGACACACAGCACCAGTCATACAACCTGGTCCGCCACAAGGCGAACTTGGAGATGAGCGCCTTCGTGTTCCGCCAGACCTTGCAGGCGCACGTCCTGCTGCGCGGCAACGGCTATGGTTATATCTACCGCAACGGCGATGGCTCGCCAGACGAGATCGTGCCGCTCCTGCCCGACGTCACCTATCCGGTCATGGAGAATGGCCGGCTCTGGTATGTCACCACCATTTACAAGAACGCCGGGCCGAATCAGCCGATTTCGCAGGAGCAGCGGAAACTCCGCCCCGAGGACGTGCTGCACATCAAGGGCCTGGGGTATGACGGCCTGGTCGGCTACGACGTGCTGTCGTACGCGCGGGACTCGTTCGGGCTCGGGCTCGCGGCGCGGAAGTTCGGCAGCATCTATTTCGCCAACAAGGCTGAGCCGTCGGTGGTCCTTGAGCACCCTGGCAAGTTGAGTCCGCAGGCGCGCACGAACCTGCGCGAGTCGTGGTCCCATATGCACCAGGGGCTCGAAAAGAGCCACAAGGTGGCTGTGCTCGAAGAGGGCATGAAGGTCAACGCCTTCAGCTTCAACGCGCGGAACAGCCAGCTTTTGGAGACTCGGGAATTCGAGCTGATCGAGGTCGCCAATTGGTTCAGCCTGCCCCCGCACAAGGTCGGCCACCCGGCCAGGACCAGCTACAGCAGTCTGTCGGAAGAAAATCAAGCGTACATCGACGAGTGCCTTGACGGCTGGCTTGTGCCCTGGGAGCAGGAGCTGCGCGAGAAGCTGTTGACCGAAGAGGAGAAGGAAACTGACACCCACTTCTTTGAATTTCTGAGGCAAGCGTTGGTGCGCGGCGATATGACCGCGCGGGTGTCGTACTACAGCAGCGCCCTGAACGCTGGGTGGATGAGCTTGGACGAGATTAGGGCGCTGGAGAGCATGAATCCGATTCCGGACGGACTCGGCAAGAAGTACCGGGCGCCGCTGAACATGCAGGTGCTTGGCGAGCCAGTGCCAGGGGCACCGGCCCTACCGGGCGCCATGCCAGGGGGCTCGCCCGGCGTTGGCGATCCGGCGGCGCAACTCGACGCCCTGTTGGCCGGCGGCGATGGCGATGGCAAGCCAGCAGACGCCGCGCCGGTCAGCCTGACCCGGCCCGTCGATGTCCAGGCGACCGCCCTCAATGGCGCCCAGATCAGCTCACTCGTTGGCATCGCCACGGCGGTTACCGGCGGCACGCTCCCGGCGGATGGGGCGAAGGCCATTATCGAGGCGTCGTTCCCGCAGATCGACCCGGCGATTATCGACCGGCTCATCAAGGGGCTGCAGAAGCCGCCGGTGCCGACGGACGCTGACCCGGCGGCCGCAGCGGCGAGCGCTGAGGCGGTGGCGAAGCTGCTCGATACGGGGGCGTCGGCGCGGGGCATCGCGTCAGAGGTGCTGGCGAGCCTGCTGCCGGAGTTGAGGCAGGCACTGGAGCAGCGTTGCGGCGGCCCTGGCTCTGGAGTTCCCGGCCCATGCCCTGGCCCGGATCAGGGCAAGCCGGCGAATTCCGACGCCGGCGGCAGCACGGTCGGCAAGGTCGCCGGGGCCGTCGCCAGTGCCGTCACGGCCCCGGTCAAAGAGTACCTCGACAACATGGCGATCAAGGTCGCCGACCACAATTGGACGAAGCTGGTCGTCAGCGGCGCCAAGCAGAATGCCGAGGACATTCCTCTGATCGCCAAAGGCATCTTCAACCGGGTCACGCTGGGGACCGGGCCGCTGGCCATCGGCGCTGTGAAGCTCGGAATCAAGATCGCGCCGAAGGCGTTCAATCTACTGGTGGGCGCGGCGAAGGGCATCGGTAAGGCGGCAGGGTGGCTGGCCGGCAAGCGGTCGGAAGAGCGAGCTGAGGCGAATGAGGGCGAGCAACCTGCCGTCGACGAGGCGGAACTCGCGGCAGCGTTCGCCAAGCTCGACGAACTGGCTGAGCTGCTCAAGGACCCCGCCGAAGCCAAGCTGTTCGGCGCGGCGCTGAAGGCGGTGAAGGACTACCAGGACCAGGGCGCCGACGAGGATGATGATGACGAATCACACGACGAGGACGAGGCCAGAGGCGAGCCAGCCCTGCTGGCCAAGCTCACCGCCGAACGCGGGGCGGTCCGGCGCATGGTCGCGGGCTCGCTCCGCCATGTCCTGCTCGACGCGACGCGGCGCATGGTCAGACGGGTTGGCGTGCAGGCTCGCCGCGCTGCAAAGCAGCCGGGGGCGTTCCTCGCGTGGCTCGACGCATTTCCCGGCGAGCATCGTAGGGTTGTGACCGAGGCGGTCGGCCCTGGTCTGACGGCCTGGGCGACGTTTCGTGGCGGCCTGGACGTGACGGCGGATGGTGTGGCGGACTCGCTGCTCGGCGAACTTCGGGAGCAGCTGCTCGACGTGTCGGGTAGGGCGACTGCGGCGCAGATCGCCGTTGCGGTGGACATGCGCATGGGAGATCTTGAAACGGTCGAGGCGTGCGAGGGGATGGTGAAGCGGTATTCGGAGGATCAGCCGAGGGAACGCCTCGCACGCCGCCACGCCGATGGGATGCCGAACGCAATACTTCTGAACGAAACGATTCACGACAAACCTGTGGACGGAGATCGCGGGATTGTTTTCGAGCCGTTCGACGACGTTGACGTTGACGTTGACGTTGATGGCGCGGAAGGCCGTTGTGGCGGGCCAGGCTCTGGCGTGCCGGGGCCATGTCCCGAAGGCGGCAATGGTGGATCGGCTCCGGACGCGGCGGCCAGGGGCATTCTCGACAAGCTCAAGGCGGCCGGCGCCAAGGCGGCGCATATCGAGCATGTTGCCACGACCTACGCCAAGGACAAGATCGAAGAGGCCATCCAGAAACTGCCGGAGAGCGTGCAGGCGGTGGTGCGCTGGGCGCAGACTGGCGGCAAGATCGCCCTCAAGGGCGCCTTCGCTCTCTACTCCGGTGCCCAGCACTTGGCCGAGAAGGTGGCGCAGGAACGCGGCATGTCGCCGGAACAAGCCAAGAGCTTGCGCGGCATGATGTCGGGTATCGACACGGCGACATTCACCGGGTTCAAGATCGCGGCTTTCGGCGGCCTGCACGTTGCCCATGTGCCGATGGCGATCACGGCCATCATCCCGGCGGCGACGACCAGCTACCTTGCCTATTCCACAGCTCGGCATCCGCTGGCGACATACCGGGCCGCAAGAGGCATTGTCAGGAACGCAGCGAGCGCGGTCACTGGAAAACTCGGAGCGGCTATGGGACGGGCGGATACACCGAGCGGCGATGTGGTCAGCCTCGTGGCTGACGCTCTTCAGGCGCACGACTTCGACGACTGGTACATGGCATTATTCTCGGCAGCGATGGCGGAACTGGACGACGGCAAGAAGGCTATCGAACTGGCAAACAAGCTCTACGACGAGCATGAAAAGAGCGAAGCGGAACCGCAAGACGACGACGCCGAGGACGTTTTTGGCGAGTTGCCGCCGCGGAGTGGATGAGTACGCGGCGGCGGCGGTGCTTGATTAATTACAGGCGGAGGCAGACATGCAACATAGATCATGTCAACGGCGACGGAAGAAAACACCGCGAATTGCTGGGCGGGGCTTCAAGCGGATTGAAGCTTTACTGTCATCTTCGCAAGAACGGCTTTCCAAACGATCCTCCGCTTCGGGTTCTTTGTCATAACTGCAACATGGCAATTGGCCTTTATGGCTACTGCCCTCATCAACCGGAAGGAAAGAGACATGGAGAGGAGATTCTTAAGCAACGGTGCCTTGCTCGGCGTAAGTATCGAGAGTCGTGAGAAGGGAAAACAGGTTCTCACGGGCTACGCAGCGTTGTTCCACAGGTCCGACGATCCGGGCACCGAGTTCGCGATGAGCGCGGACACGATAGAGAGGGTGATGCCGGGCGCCTTTGACGAGGCGATGAAGGCTCCCGATGTCGTGGCGACGTTCAACCACAACATGGACCATGTGATTGGGCGTACCGGGGCCGGCACGCTTCGCTTGGCCCTGGACGAACGCGGCCTGAAATATGAAGTGGATTTGCCGGAGACAACCATCGCGCGTGACCTCGCGGAAAGCGTGCGACGCGGCGATGTCGCTGGCTCCAGCTTCTCGTTCAAAGCAAATCGCACAACCTGGGGCAACGACAACGGCAAGAGGGTGCGTGAGTTGCGTTCCGTCACGCTTTACGACATCGCAGCTGTAACACGACAAGCCTATCCGTCGGCGACAACCTCTCTCCGCTCCGAAGACCTAGCCGCCATCGAGCAGGAGAAGGCGGCCTGGGAAGCCGAGCAGAAGGCGCAGCGAAAAGCTGAGCGTCGCTCCAAGCGGCTGCCTGCGTTCCTGGCGGGCGTGGTGGCGCGGGCGGTGTCCGTCGAGTGCGAGATGGAGTGCGACGGCGACCAGGATTGCATGGCGGAATGCGAAGCTGACGGCGAGGCCCCTGATGAGGAGCGCGCAGAGGGCGGCTTCACGCACAACAGCGAGACAGTCGAGGGCGAACCAGCCTGGGCGGACGTTGACAAGGAGGCGCTGCCCGACGCCGCCTTCTCTGATGAGGCCGCCCGCGGCTACCCGCATCACTTCGTCCAGGACGGCGGCATGCCCGACGACAAGGGGCGAGTCACCACGGGGACGATGTACCTGCACCGGGCCGGGCTCGACGCGGCGCTGGCAGAAGCCGCGGACGCCGAGGCGAGTGAAGAGGTGCTGGCCCACATGGAGGCGCACCGCAAGGATCTTGAGGCCAAGGCTGCTGCTGAGTCCGAAAAGGCCAAGGCTGCCGAAGAAGGCGAGAAGCCAGCCGATGTCGAGGAAGCTGCCGCTCGTGCCGCCCGCAGTCGCCGGCCCCTGCCGGCCCGTCTCGCCGCTCTCCGCGCATCCGCCGTCGAGATCGAATCCCGCTGTTGCGGCATGTCCGAGTCAGCCTACAAACGCCCCAGCCAGATCGGTACAATGCTGGCGATGGCGGCCGATTATGTCGAGACGGTCGAGGACCAGGCCAAGGCCACGGCGATGGTCCGGGTGCTGGAGCAGCTCGTGGCCCTGGTGGACAAGCAGGAGAAGGCGGCGCCGACCGCGCCGGTCGTTGAGTCGGCCCCTGCAATGGCGGGAGTGTGACCATGCTCGATCCGCAGAAGGCCGCCGAACTCGACCAGCAGGTGAAGTTCATCACCGACGCTTTCCCGCCGCTGTGGTGGGGGCTGTTCGTTGGGCTCAAGGAGCAGGGGTTCACCGAAACGCAGGCGCTGTACCTGCTGGCCGAATACATCAAATCGCATTGAGGCAGATTCATGAAAGTCCGACAACTCATTTGACTACTGCGGGCTGGAGATGCGGCTTCTGCCAGACGAGCAGAACCACCAGGAGAACTGAATGGCGATGCCTTGCTCCGTCTGCATGCCTTGCTCCGTCTGCGGCAACAACGACGGCGTCCCGATCATGGTCGGCGGCATGTGTAAGCCGAGCGGCGCGCTGGTCTGTCGTGATTGCCAGGCCGCTGGAGCTGTATGGGCGGCGAAGCAGGCGCGTGCCGCGCAAGGCTTCGATCCGGTTATCGTTGGGAATCCGTTCTCGCCTCAGCCGCAAGGCCGCAGCAGTGATCGTGAGCGCCCCGGAGAAGATCAAGATCACGCCAGGCGTGGTCCTGTTCACTATTACATCTTCCGGCCGTTCTTCGCGATGTGCGGCGCCGATGGCGAAGCGGAACCTTCGACGGAAAAGTTTACGGACGTTACGTGCGAGGCGTGCCTGAAAGCGATGCGTCCCGAGATCGACGTGCAGCGTCGCTTACTCGGCTCGTCGTCCTGCGCCGCCAGTGTGCCGCCGTTCGAGCCCTACGTCGACACGCCAATCATCCGCTGATTTTCCTTGCATCCTCACGCGCCCCACGCTACTCTCTTACCCATGCCACCGCAGCATGGATGTTGCATCTGCGACGTCGAGGCAACCATAAGGGCCGGCGAGACAGGATGATCTCGCTGGCCTGTTTCATTTCTGACCGACAATGACCCGATGACCCTCGAAGACTTCCTCCGCGGGCGCGGCAGCATCGAAAATCCGCCCGCGCGAAACGCGACCGAGGCATCGCGTGGCGGCCGTCGTCAGTGCGCCGGTTGCGAAGGAACTGGCTGGGCGTGGGAGATGAGTCGATCGGTGAATTTCAGGACGATTTCCTGGCCGCATTCCGACTTTGCGCCAGTATTTCGAGGGTGCGACTTGACAAAGGAAGCCATCGACCCATAGAGTTAAAAGTGTCGGAAGCGTCCACACGCTCCCCGGCACTCAGTAGCAAGCCAACCTCGTTGACTAATCGGCGAAAACTTGCTGGCGAACCTTAATCAGTTCGCCGGTGTGTTCCCGCCGATTTCATTTCCAGGCGGCCAACCGGCCCCACTTCGGCGCAGTCCTCCGGCGAGCAATTCCAAGCCAAGCCGAGAGGACATCCATGCCTACCGCAAAGGAACTCCGCGAGAAGCGAGCCCCTCTGGCCGTCGAAATCCGGCGCCAGGCCGATCTCGTCAACAAGGAATCCCGCGACTTCACCGCCGAAGAGCGGTCGGCGTGGGAGAAGGTCAACAAGGACTACAACGCGCTCAGCGAGCAGATCACTCGCATCGAGCGCGTCGAGGCCGTCGAGGCCGAGCAGCGGGCCAAGACCGGCGACCGCCGCATCGGACGCAGTGACAGCACCCCCGAGACGCGCCAGCGGAATGGCGACGGTGGCGAAGCCATCACCCCGGAGATGCGGGCGCTCGCGTTCCACGCCTGGACACTCACCCAGTTGGACAAGGACATCACCGAAGAGCACCGCGACGCCTGCCAGGCGCTGCGCTTCAACCCGAATCGCAAGGAACTCACGATCCCGCTCTGGCCGACCGAGGAGCGCAACTCCCTCGTCGAGGCCGGCAACACGGTCCATCGCTCCATGTTCGTGCACCATGCCCGCGCCGCGGCCGACAAGCTGGTCGAGTCCCGAGACCTGTCCGTGGTCGCTGGCCCGACTGGTGGCTACACGGTGGTCCCCGAGACGCTGGCCAAGGAACTCGAAATCAACATGCTCTGGTACGGGCCGATGCTCCAGGTCGCGGAGGTGATCCGCACGACCAGCGGCGAGCCCATGAGCTTTCCGACCGCCGACGACACCGGCAACACCGGGCAGATCCTGACCGAGAACACCTCGATCAGCACCTCGGTCGATCCGAGCTTCGCCAAGGTGCAGTGGTTCGCCCACAAGTACAGCTCCAAGCCAATCCTCGTGCCCTACGAGCTGCTCGAAGATTCGGTCTTCAACTTGCCGGTGACGCTCGGCAAGATGCTGGGCGAGCGCCTGGGCCGCATCTCGAACACCCACTTCACGACCGGCAACGGCGCGGCCAAGCCCCGTGGCATCGTCACGGCGGCGACGTCCTTCTCGGCGGCGTCCGCCACGGCGATTGCGGCTGACGACGTTTTCGGCCTGGTTCACGCCGTTGACCCGGCGTACCGCGGGCCTGGCGCCGGCTTCATGCTGCACGATTCGATCCTGTTGATTCTGCGTCGCCTCAAGGATGGCCAGGGCGCTTACATGTGGCAGCCTGGCTTGCAACAGGGCGTGCCCGACAAGCTGCTCGGTTACAGCGTGAACATCAACCAGGACATGGACAGCACCGTCGCGAGCGGGAAGAACACCATCCTGTTCGGCCAGATCAACAAGTACAAGATTCGGCAGGTCAACGAGGTCCGCATGTACCGGCTCCAGGAGCGGTATCGCGACACGGACCAGGACGGCTTTATCGCATTCATCCGTCAGGACGGCAACCTGCTCAACGCGGGCACGGCCCCGGTCAAGTACCTGTCGCATTGATCCGCTGGCTGATCCGCTGGTTGATGCTGGCAAGTGGTTCTGGCTGTAGGGCGGAAAGGGCTGTCCATGCAAGTTCGGCTTCTCACTGATCGGTCGGCTGGTGGCTCGACGCAGTACGAGGGCGACGTCATCGACCTGCTCGACGCCGAAGCGGTAAGACTCATCGGCGCTGGTCAGGCCGAGGCGGCAATGGTGACCGCTCCTGAAAACGCCGCGCGTTCAATTCAACCGAAACCCCGCAAAGGGAGATGACTCATGGCGATGTCTGACCTGCACAACAACATTAAAGCCAGCCGTGCCCTGTCGCCGGCCGCCGCGATCACCGACAACACGGCCCAGGTGAGCGAAATCCTGGACACCGCGAATTTCGAGAGCAATGAACTGCTCGTCATTTACGGGTCAATCGCCGATGCCGACGCGACCTTCACGGTGCTGCTCGAGGACGGCGACAACTCTTCGCTGACTGACGCTGCGAGCGTGGCCGATGCCAATCTGCTCGGCACCGAGTCCGGCGCAGCGCCGCTGTTCAGCGACGACAACAAGGTTTTCAAGCTGGGCTACAAGGGCTCGAAGCGCTACATCCGCGCGACGATCACCCCGGCCGCCAACACCGGCAACCTGTTCATGGCCGCCATCTGGGTCCAGAGCGCCGGGCGCATCCCGCCGTACACGACTCAGGGCGTGTAATCGGCTGCTGACGAGACAACGCCATCCAGGGCGGTCGGTGGCCTGCCGCCGACCGTTCTAATACCAGGCCGATCCACAGACTACACGGAACGGAGATAGATCATGGCGCAGAGCGAAGCCGGACACGCCGCGAGTCGCGTCTACATCGACCAGGACGGCGACCTGCATGTTAACGGTGCGAACTTTCGCCTGGACGAATCGGGCACGATCATTTCCGCGACCGAGCTTGGCTGGCTCGACGCCGTGACCGCCGGCACGGGCGCCGCGTCGAAGGTGGTCACCCTTGATGCTAACGGTGACTATTTCGGTCCGAACAACGGCGGCATGGTGATCGGCCACACCGCCCAGATCGCCGCCGGTGCCGTCACCTCCGAGTTGCAGGTGCACGGCACTGCGCCAGCCGATTCGACAGCTCTGCTGGCAGCCTGGAGTGCTGACGCGGTGCCACCTCGGCTCTACTTCGCCAAATCCCGCTCGACGACTATCGGCACATTCGGCATCATCACCTCGGGTGACAACCTCGGCGAGATTCTGGCCTTCGGCGACGATGGGGTCGATTTCAACTCCAACGGCAACGCCTCGGCAGGCATCGTCTTCGACTCGGCCGGCACAATTGCCGCCGACCGGGTGCCAGGCGTGATCCGCTTGCAGACTGCGACGGACGCGCAGCCAAGCGTGCTGACCACGGCTGTGACAATCGACCAGGCCCAGCTGGTGACCTGCGCGGCTGGCTTGACAGTTTCGGCGGGCAGCCTGACCCTCGGCGCCACGGCCTTGACGGCGACCTTCGACGAACTCAACCGCGTCGCGGACGCTTCCGCCCGCATCGTCAACGTGACCGCCTCGGACACTGCGCTCGCCTTGACCCAGGCTGCGCACGCCGAGCGCATCGTGCTCCTGCCGGTCATCACCGGTTCGGGTCTGACGATCACGCTGCCGGCCGCCACCGGAACCGGCGACAAGTACACAATCATCAACAATGGCATCCAAACGCTGTCCACCACGGTCACGGCCCTGGCCGGCGACATCTTCTACGGCAAGGCCGTGGGATTCAGCCAGACCGTGGCCGACTCGGGCGATTTGTTCGTGCCGACTGCCGCCGACATCAAATACACCTTCGACGTCACGACCACTGGTGGCGACGGCGGCGACATCATGACGTGTATCGACATCGCCACTGACAAGTGGCTGGTCGATGTGATCTTCCACGGCTCCAGCACTCTGGCCACAGGATTTGCCTGATGGATAGTGAATCGAGTGTCATCAGCGTCAGTCCGGCTGACCTGTCCGTGGACATCGGGTTCCCTTGCGGGAATTTGCTGCCCTGGCAAACGGCCATGTCGCTGGCCAAGACAGTCAAGTTCTGCACGGAGCGGGGGATTGAGTGCGGCGTGGCGGTCGTCGCCGGATCGTCAGTCGTCACCTGGGCCAGGTCCAAGGTGCTCGACACGTTTCTCGAGGGAAAGGCGAGCAGGCTCTTTTGGATCGATAGCGACATCGTGTGGGAGCCCAAAGACTTCATCCGGTTCTTGGCGTTGTCGAGCAAATACGACGTGGTGTGCGGGGCCTACCCGCAGAAGACAGAGGCACAGACCATCGTGCTCCGGCACCCCGACCTGCAAACCTTCGAGGTCAACCCCCACGGGCTGGTCAAGGTTCAGGGGGCTGGGCTCGGGTTCGCGGTGATGCGGCGGGAAGTGGTCGAGCAGGTGGCCGCATCCAAGCCGCGAGTCTACGACCCGGCAGCAGGGAAAAGCATCGCCGACGTGTTCCGGACCGACACCATGGACCGGGGGCACGAGAGCCCGGACTTCCGCGGCGAGGACATGGCGTTTTTCGCCGATGTCATCGACCTGGGTTTCGAAGTGTGGCTTGACCCGCGACTCAAGCTCGGGCACGTCGGCACCCGCGAGTATCGGGCGGACCCGATGGCGGCGTTGAGGTTGGAAGGCGCAATGGACGAAGCGGTCGCGGACGCGAGTGCGTGACCGGCGAGGAGTCTGTGAATGGCGGTCGTACTGCAAACCAGTGGCATCGGCGGACTCGCCTACCCGTTCTACACGGGCCTGTCGAGCGACGAGAAGCCGATCGCGACCGACCTCTCAAACGCCGATGCCGACGCCACATTCTACGAGCTCGACACCCGGCGAGAGTTCGTCTGGAAGGACAGAGCCTGGATGCTGCGGGCGGCGCCGGACCAGGGCATCGACTACAGCGACGCCTTGGGAGAGATCGCCAAGGAACTTCGCCGAATCCGCTTCGGCTTCGAGATATACCTGAAAACCGATTTTCCTGACCCTGACGAGTAAAGGGACCTACCATGCCTGATTTCAGCCTGTCCGGCCTCGTTCGCGGCTCTGTCGAGCGTCTCCGCAAGTTCGCCGTCGGCGAGCAGGGCCAGATGTTCAACACGAAGTTGATGCCCGACTATGCCACCCTGGTCGCGGAGAATCGCGTGTGGCGGGCCCAAGAGCCAAACGCCGGCACGGCCTCGGTCGTGGCGATGCCGACCACGGCTGGCCTGTTCACGCTCGGTAACAACGAACCGGATGAGGGGCTCTGGTACGTCCCGCTCTTCGCCTACGCCTTCGCCGTGAGCAACGCGGCGGCCAACGAGTATTTCAGCCTGACGGGCTGCCTCAGTCAGCTCCCGGCTGTGACTGGCGGCCTGGGCGTGACGCTCACGCAGGACATCGCCAAGTCGACCATCAAGAGCATGAACGGCGTCCGCGGCGGCGCTTACCCTGGCCGCGCCATTCTCGACGCCGGTGTGACCGTCACCGACGACCTCTGGTTCCCGGTTGGTCCCGGAAGTGGCTCGACCGGCGTGGCCTCGAATGCCGGCGCCGTGGCCTGGTGCCCGATCAACGGCTTCTTCCTGATCCCGCCCAAGACGCTCTTCAGCATGGTCACCGTCGCCACGTCGACGTCCTGCGTGACGCTCAAAGGCCTGATTTACGCCGAGGTGCCCAAAGAGTACCTACTCGGCCGTGCGTGATGCCACGCTTCTGACGCCTTTGGCGCCGTGATCCAGTGAGGAGCAGAGCGTGCCCTACGGCCTCCGACAAACCGTCGCCCCCGGAGTCGAGCCCATCGACCTGGCCGTTGCCAAGCTGCACTGCCGGGACGACGTGACCGAGAACGAGACGACGCTGACGGCCCTGATCGCCGCGGCCAGGCGACACGTCGAGCGCTGGACCAGCCGCCAACTGATTACCGCAACCTGGGCGATGACGCTCGACGAGTTTCCGAGTGGAGACGACGGCACCGACAACGGCGAAATCCGCGTGCCGATCTCCCCGCTGATCGCCGTGACCTCGATCACCTATGTGGATAGCGACGGCGACACGCAGACGCTGGCCACGGCCGATTATCAGGTGGATGCCCGAACAGAGCCAGGGCGGATCAGGCCGGTGTACGGCGAGGTCTGGCCAGCGACCAGGCCAGACACGATGGCGGCGGTAACGGTGACCTTCACCGCGGGGTATGGGACGGCGGCCAGTGACGTGCCGGACGACATCAAGGCGGCAATCAAGCTGCTGATCAGCCACTTGAACGAGCACCGAGAAGCGGTGAGCGAGATCAGCGTGAACGAGTTGCCTCTGGGCGTGAAGTCGCTGTTGTCGCTGAATGATGTTGCCGAGTATGTGTAGCCGGGGCCGGAACAGAATCGAGTGCTCCCAATGATCCAGGACATCCTCAACGAGCAATCGGCGACGCTGGCTAAGAAAATGGCCAACCTGGTCCGCGATGTCGCCGCCGCAAGGGTCGGGATCAAATCGAGCGACGAGGCGGCTGCCGCCCGGTCCAAGGTGATGCTCAACGACTACTGCGGACCGCAGGCGCGGGCCCTGCTCGAAGTGCTGAAGCGGCTTGACGCGTCGTTGAATACGCACGAGATGCCGCCGTTTGAGTCTGAGCACCTCGACGAGGTGCGGGACGCGGCGAACCTTTAGGAGTCTCCGTGGCTGAGATTGGCGCGTTTGAAATCAGCCTTGGGCCGGTGGCTTGCGTGGTGGCCGACTTGATCCGCTTGACCGGCGACGTCATCGATGAATTGCCTGTTGGACACGAGGCACGGCGGAAGCTGGAGAAGCGGCGCCTGCGTATCGCCAAGATTGTGCAGCGGGAACTAAAGATGCTGCGGTCAGCAGCTCAGCGGTCAGCAGCTCAGCCATCCAGAAACTGACGCCACCTCATGCCGCAACTCACCGACCACCAAGCCTGGCAGTGGCTCCTCAACGGACTCCGCGGGCTCGCCGCGATGATCGAGCAGCAGGCCAAGACGCCTGGATCGCAGATGACGCCGAGCCAGTGCTCGGAGCTGAATGGGGAGTTGAAGAGATTGCAGGCGGTGATGGCGAAGCGGCTGGAGGAAATGAGGGGGTGACATGGGCCAGGCTGGGAAACTCCGCGACCGCATCAGCATCATCGCCCCCACGGCAAGCCAGGACGAATACGGCGAATCGATTGCCGCGGGCAGCGTCTGGAAGATCCGCTGGGCCGAGGTGAAGGCGACGTCGGGAAGCGAGGGAATCGCCGCCGGCGCCGTGACGCCGAGAACCAGATACGAGATCAGGCTGCGATACGTCGCTGGCCTGACCACGGATCACTCAGTTGCGTGGAAGGGAAAGGTGCTGGAGATCAACTCGGCGACCCCGGACGAGAAGCAGGCGTGGCTGACGCTGCAGTGCGTGGAGTGATCAACGACGCAAAGTCGGAGTGGAAAGTACATAAGGCGTAATTCTACTTTTTAATTCCTTGGCTCGCAAGACGTGCAGGAGAAAGCTGCGATGGCTGGGTTACAGGTAAATCTGAACATCACCGGCGTCGAGGAGCTTGTCAAGAAATTACAAACCATTGAGAAAAAACATGCCAGAAAAGCGGCTCGAACAGCCATTGGAGAGGCAACAAAAATTGTTTTGAAGACCGCTAAGGCTCTTGTACCAAAAGACACTGGACTGCTTCGCAAGTCATTGGGTCGCAAAGTTAAGGTTTATCGCAGGAATGGGGTGGTCACTGGACTGGTTGGACCACGAACCAACGTAACCGACCGACTTAAATCGCGAAAAGGCCGTGGCGTTGTTGCAAAACTCAATGAGATTGTTGGCAAGGCTTTAAATGCAGAGGTGGCGAAAAAGCCAGCACGCTACGCTCACCTTGTCGAGTTGGGCACGATGCACTCGGCCGCTCAGCCGTTCCTGCGGCCGGCGCTTGACTCCAATCGTGACCGACTGGTTGGGGTGATCGCGGCGAAGTTGAAGGCGGGCATCGAAGGGGCTGGTGGCTCGGCCAGTTAAGAGTCTGAAGCATGAGCATCGAATCTGGACTGTACGACCACCTGCGCCGCAACGGCGCCATCGCCGACTTGGTCGGCAGCCGGATTTACCCGCAACAGGCCGAGCGAGATGCCAGCCTCCCACTGATCGTCTATCAGCGAATCTCGACACAGCGAGGCAGGTACAACCTCCGCACAACGTCTGGGCTGGCTGGTCCGCGAATTCAGCTCGATTGCTACGGCAGCACCTACGCCGAAACAAAAGACGTCGCCGACGCCGTGCTCGATTTGATCGACGGATACAAGGGGCTGCTGGGAGCATCGACGTTCACCGCCCAGGGAATATTCGTCGAGGACGAACGAGATAGCCAGGAATCAGCTGGCGGCGGTTCTGAGTCTCCGACGCATCGCATCGGCATCGACGTTGTGATTTGGTACGGGACGTAGAGAGAAACGGGTGGAGCGGCCGATCACCGCGGGAGGGTTTCTGCGACCCTCTCACCACTCGCACCAAGCGCAGAACACCCCGCAGAGGTGTCGGAACATGAGCAATGGCGAACATCGGCTACGCAACATTCCTGTACTACGGCACCGCTGGCATGGCGGCGACCACCGAGATCACGAACGTCAAGAGCATCAGCATCGGCGGCGTCTCGGTTGGATCTGTCGACACGACCGTTCTCCAGGCCACTAACGCCGCGAAAACTTTCCTGTCTGGCCTGATCGATGGCGGCGAAATCACGTTCACCATTCAGTTCGACGGCACGCAGTACGCCACCCTGTACGGCTTCCTGCGCACCACCAAGAGCTGGCAGGTCACGTTCCCGGACACAGGCGCCGCCACATTCGCGAGCGACGGGTTTATCACGAATATCTCAGTGCCAACGCTCCAGAACGAAGACGAGATCGTTTACGACATCACCGTGAAGCTGACCGGGAAGCCGGTCTGGACCGCTTAGCTTTTTATTCTTCTTTCGGCAGAAACGCCTCTGCCAGCATCGCCTCCCAGTTGTGGTCTTTTCGGTCGAAGTGCGTTTGGGTGAGTTCAAGAAGATGAAGACTGTATTTTTTGTACTTGCGTTTCTTCCATCGTTTAGTGGCGTCGTAGCGAGCGGAGCCTCTCACGCCCCATATTTCGACAAAGGTGTCGCCAACTTTGAAGTCAGCTCGATGCCGATTGGAGAAAGGCAACTTGGGCGCACACTCGTGCTCGATGCCGTGCGACGACAGCCAGTCGTCGACTCGCAGTTCCATCTTGGATCGGACAATGTGTCCGTCGCTTGCCGTGTATCGGACCCAGTTCTGCTTCCAGTTGGCAGTTGGCAATTTCAGGCTGAGCCATGTCTTGGGGCGACGGATGCCGAGCTTATTCAACCAAGCCATCACAGCGTTCTTGGTGACGCCACCGAACATCTGCCCGATTTCCTCGAACGTCTTGTGCTTTCGGTGGACAAGGTCGTAGAGCGTTTTCTTGGATGGTGGAGCGATGCCCTTCAGCAACAGTGTGCCCGGAACGCCATGGCGTGTGATGTCGTATTCGGTCAGCCAAGCAAGCAGCCTGTTGCGGTCAACACCGAGCATCGTGGCTATCTGCCTGCTCGTCAACTCCTGATCGACATAGAGCCTTTTGAGTTCGTCTGCACTCGGTTTAGCAGATGGCTTGCGCACGGCGATGCCGTAATACCGAAGCCAGGCGCAAACCGATGTCCGGCTGACGTTGTAGCGAGTCGCAATCTGGGTGCTCGTGAGCCCCTGCGCCACGTAGAGGTCAACCAGATCTTGTATTGGTGGCCGGATGGAGTGGCAGCCTCGTGGGCGCCCTGTCGGCTGCGACGATTTGACAACTGTTGTGCCGCGCGGCTTCCTGCCAGGAATACGAACCGGGATCTTGTGGTAACGCATCCAACGGTTCACAGACCCTTCGCTGACAGCAAGGCGATTAGCGATTTGGAGCAACGACAAACCTTGCTGGAGATAGAGCTTTTTGAGAACCGACGGGCATGGCCTGAGCGTCTTGAGCGGCCTGCCGCTTCGTCGCTTGACTGAAGATGAAAGACTTGTACCTTGGCTCATGATCTCGCTCCTTTGTAGCGGGGTCCGGGGCCGGGGTGCTACCAACACCGCCGGCCCACTTTGTTTGATGGACCAAGATTAGCGGCAACGCCATCGGGATTCAAGATCGGCATTGCCTGACAACAACAAAGGAGTCTCTTTGTGTCGATTCGCGATTTGATCCTCGGCGAAGACGATCTTCACTTCGAGGAAGTGCCTGTCCCCGAGTGGCCGAAGGTCGGTGGCAAGGTGCGTATTCGCACGCTCAGCGGCACCGAGCGCGACGCTTTCGAGCAGGCGTGCGTCGAAAAACGTGGCAAGAACCACGACACCAACCTGCGAAACATCCGCGCCAAGCTCTGCTCGCTCCTCATCGTCGACCCGGCGACAGGGCAGCGCGTGTTCTCTGACGCCGACGCAGACGCCCTCGGCCGCAAATCGGCCAAGGCGCTGGATCGCGTATTCGACGCTGGCCGAAAGCTCAACGGCATCGGCGAGAAGGACGTTGAGGAACTGGCGGGAAACTGCGAAACCGGCCCGAGCGCCGGTTCTACTTCCGCCTAGCTCTGTCGCTCGGCTGTACTGTCCGCGAGTTGCTGGAACGCATCGACTCCCGCGAACTCACCGAATGGATGGCCTATGCACAGGTCGAGCCGTTCGGCGAGGAACGAGCGGACCTTCGGGCCGGGATCGTCGCCAGCACCATCGCGAACGTCTGGCGGTCGTCCGGGCAAAAAGTGCTGAAGCCGAGCGATTTCATGCCGAAGTTCGAGCCGCAGCGGCAGCTAACCAATGACGAACTGGCAGCCGTGTTCAAGGGCTTGGCGCTGGCGTTCGGCGGCAAGGTGATCGAGAAATCCAATGGCCATAACATCGGTCGATGAAATTTGGTCTGGCCGGCGCGGCGCAGTCGACGACTCTTTCAAACGGGAGTACGAGCGCAAGTTTCGCATCATCGCCGACAGCACCAACGAAGACGCCATCACCGTGACGGCCGCGATGGCCGCCGAAGGCATCCTGATGTGGGGGCCGTACATGGCCCCGAACGGCTCGTTTGATTTGTTTGCCAGGTGCAACCAGATCGAGGCAGAGCAGAGCAGCGATAGCCCGTTCATCTGGGAAGGCAGAGCCTCGTATTCCAGCGACGCCAAGCCGCCGGATGACATCGACCCGAAGACCGGTGGGCAGAACAGCCAAGAAGAGAATCCGCTGCTTCGGCCGCCGACCATTTCGATTTCGACGGGGACAGAACGCAAGGCTGCCATCGTCGACCGAGACGGCAACAAGTTAGTGAACTCGGTCGGCGACCAGTTCGACCCGCCCATCGAGATCGACGAGCCGTACATGGTGCTGTCAATCAGCCGGAATGTGCTGGCGATCAACAATTTCGCGATGGCGTGGTACATCGGCACTGTAAACGATTCGCCGTTCTTCGGCTATCCGGCGGAGCACGTTCGGTTGATGTCGTGGTCGGCGAGCAGCCACTACGAGAACAACGTGTTTTTCTGGGACGAGCACTTTGAGTTTCACGCTAAAGGAGAAACGCTGTTCACGCCGGCGGCGGCTGGCGCCAAACCGATCGACTACGGCTGGGGTTTCGTGCTGCTCGATCAGGGGTTCAACGAACTCGACGCCAACAACCTCCCCAAGTTGATGCGTGACCAAGATGGGCAGCCGTATTCGCACACGATTTTGCTCAATGGCGCTGGGGCAAAGCTCGCCGCCGGCCAACCGCCCGTGTACCTGCTGTACTACGCGCACAAGAAGAAGGACTTTTCGGTGTTCAACCTGCCGACGCCGAATGTACCGGTGACGAAGAAGATCCCGACGCCCAAGAATAACAACTTCCAGTTACCGCTGTGGTAGCGACTTATCGTTTGAGTCGCTTGGCCATCCGCTTCTCGAATTCGGTGTACTTGATCTTTTGGTCATTGGTTGGGTCTGTAAACCCAAGAGATTTCCAGCGGTACGGAGGCGGATCACCAAGTTTGCCGTCTGGGAGGAAGATAGCCATAGTTCGTTCGGCGTTGTAGGTGAGGAATCTCGTGGGGAATGGTGGGCGAGGATTGTCGTAGGCTGTTGATTCGTCTTCGTCTGGCGGACCATACATAAGAATTATTTTATCCGCATCGTCTGGATCGATGGTTGATGGCCTGGATGGCGCGACTGATGGCTGTGGACGACGATCGAAAGACGGCATGAAGCAAAAGCCGCAAGCACAGAACGAGAGTAACGCACAAGCTCCAATGAATCTTCCCAATTCCTTCACTGGGCTCCATGAAGCCTGCGGCGGAGTTGCGACGCATACTGGTTGTGGTGGAGGCGGAGGTGAGAAAGCTGGTGGTGGCGGCGACGGCGACGGCGTTGCGCATGTGGCGAAAACAAAACTGCCTCCGCACCCCGAGCATTTGAGTTTCTGCCCAACTAGGCTTTCCGGAACCTGCATCTTGTATCCGCAGCCAGGACAGGGAATCTCTCGGCGAGGCGATGGACGAATGAACGGTTTCATGGGAATGCCTCTCTGGTGATAGTCAAGTGGAGCCTGTCAGGATAGTCGGCTTGCGAGTCAGTAGCAAGAAAAAAGCAACATGGCAACTATTGCAAATCTAGCCGTCGGTTTGTCGCTGAGCGCTGGCGGCTTCTACGCTGGCCTGACGAAAGCCCAGGGTAGCCTTGGAAACCTCAAGGCTTCTGTCGCCGCCATCGGCACTACCTTTCTCGGCCTGGCGGGGGTGGCGTCGTTGACTGGACTTGTTGACTCGTCCATGCACGCCATCGACGCCAACGCGAAACTCTCCGACCGCCTCAACATCTCGACAGAGGCGCTCGTTGGCCTCCAGCACGGCGCCGATATTGCTGGCGTGGGCAATGAGGAGCTGACTGGTGCGTTGAGCAAGTTACAACGAAATCTCGGCGCGGCGGCCAACGGATCAAAAGAAGCGCAGGACAACTTCAAGCGGCTCGGCCTGGACGCGATGGCGCTGTCACAAATGCCGCTCGACGATGCACTGGGGAGAATCAGCGACGCTGCGAACGAACTGCCGACAGGTTTCGCCAGATCAGCGGCTCAGGTGGACCTGTTCGGAAAGTCCGGCCAGCGGCTCAACGCTTTCCTTGCTGGCGGCAGCAAGGGCATCAAGGAGAGTATCGCGGATGCCGAACTGCTCGGCCTCACGTATTCGCGCGTCGATGCCGCCAAGGTCGAGCAAGCCAATGACGCGATGACCAGGATGTCCGGGGTCGCAAAGGGGCTCGGCAACACCATCGCTATCGAGGTCTCGCCGTTCATCACGGCAATGGCCGACGAGTTCACAAACGCCGCGAAGTCGTCCATCAACATGGGCGAAGTGGTTCATGACGTGATGGAGGCAATTCTGACCTCCATCGACAAGGCCAATAAGACCTTCAAGTTGTTCGAGATTGGGTCTCTTCACGTCGCGGGCGGCTGGAAGCGTGTCAAGGCCGCCTTCCTGGAGGCGAACAGTGGTGGCCGTACAGATCCACGCGTTGAGCAGACGTGGCGTGAGATTGCGAACATTGACGAGGCGGTGCAAGGCTTGGGCAACGAAATCAAGAGCACGACGCTCGAAGACACGTTTGCGCGCATCAGAAAAAAGGCGCTCGAGATGGCCCAGGCGACCGCGAAGGCCGCGAAGCCAAAGGCGATCCCGGCAGGCTTCGTTGTCCCGGAAGTGACGGAGGGTATTCGCAAACTCAACGAATCCCTTCAAGAGCAACTTGACACTATCGGCATGACGGGCACGGAGTTGGAGATTTTCAAATTCAAACAGAAGGGCGCGACAGACCAGATGCTTGAGTTCGCCAGGGCCACGAGCCTGAACGTCGACATCGCCAAGTTGAATCACTCGTTGTCCGAGCAGGTCAAGATGTGGGGCTTGAACTCGGCCGAGATCGAGATTTACAAGTTGAAGCAGCGCGGCGCGGCTGACGCTGTGCTGGACACGGCGCGAGCGTCGATGCGCTGGTCCGAGGCGATGAAGCTGACGGAACAGAACATGACCCCTCTGGAGAAATTCCAGAAGCACCTCATCGACATTGAGCGCGTTTTTGGCGGCACCTTCGAAGACGTCACCGGACGGGCCACGGCCAATGCCTTTCAAGAGTTGATGAAGACCACTCAGGCCCAGGTGAACCCGCCTTCGCTCTTGCAAGCTGGTACGTCAGCAGCGGAGTCGGCCATCCTTCGCGCGAATCTGGACGACAAGAACCGCAGAGAGAACCCGCAGGAACAAATCAAGCGGGTGCTGGAGATCGCCAAGGAGATCGAGCAGAAGCAACTGCAACGCCTCGACGAAATCGCCAAGGCACTGCGCAAGGAGCCGGCGGTATTCGAGTTGGCCAAGAAGTAACCACGGGAGATCGAAATGGGTGAAGCACGCCGACAGCTCAACTGGGACGAATTCCGCCTGCTCGACACAGAGAACGGCATCAGTTCCGGCCAGGTGATTCAGCTCCCGGACGGCAGGGCAGCGTTCTACGAGGGGCTGAACGCCACGTCGTCAGGTGATGATGTGCCATTCTCGACCTCCGGCAAGGTCACGTTGCCGAAGACGACGAGCATGGTCCTGCTCGCGGGTGGGCGGGCCTATTGGGACCACAGCGCCAACGCGGTCCATTACAAGAAAACCAACGACCGAGACTTCTACATCGGCCGCGTGGCGACGGACGCCTCCAGCAGCGACGCGAACTGCGACGTGTATCTGAACGCTGACCCGCCCTACGACATCGACATGGCCCGCGACGCCTTCGACTCGGCGATCACCTCCGGCGTCACGCAGCAGATCGCCACCAGGGCGAAGGTCGGGGCCACGGCTGGATGGGTCGTGGGCGCTGCCGACAACCTGCCCTACGTCGCCACCTTGCCGGCCTCGCAGACGGGCTCGACGCTCATTCTGGCGATCGACGGCCTGCGCCTCGGCGACACGATTACCGGCTTCGCGGTCAACTCCCAGATTGAATCGGCGGGCGGCGCCGTCACCGTCGATGGCGATCTCCGGGCCGTGACCAACGTGGCCGCCGAACCGACCGACGCCAGTATCGGCACGATGACGCAGGTAAGCGTCACGGCGGACACGGCGAGTGCCCAGGCAAAGACCGGGCTCACGGAGGTGGTGACGTCCGGGAAGTCGTACTACCTGCTTATCACGGCGACCACGGCTGCGAGCACCGACATCATCCTCCAGCACTGCGAGATCATGGTGCAGCGTGCATCAGGCGTCGCCGGCGAGGCGTCGATGGTCCGCCTGGGCGGGGCGCACAAGCTCACGCTTACGCTGGCCAACCAGGCGCAGAAGGTCGACATGCTCAGCGTGGACGGGTGGGACAAGTCCGCGAACGCGATCGTCGAGTTCGCTTTCCGGGTGCCGAGTGATGGCGCGGGCACGGTGGTCGATGTATCGATTGGCGCCGCCAATGCCACCCACGCCACAGACGCGGACAGCATCACCGATTCCGTTTTCATCCATCTCGATGCGAACAGCACCACGATTTACGCGGAGTCCGACGACGGCACGACCGAGGTGGCTGCGACGGACACGACCACGACCTACACCGAAGGCTCTGGGCTGTCTGTCCGCAAAGAGTGTTGGATGGATTTCAGGAACCCGGCCGACGTGCAAATCTACGTCGACGCCGCCCTCGTGCTCGGGGCGACGGTGTTCAACGTGAATGCCTCAACGGCCGTGTGGAAACTGCTTGCTCACGTAGAGAAGACAGCGAGTACAGACACGTACGAGCTGCTGATCGACTGGTTCCGCGCCCGATTCTCCGAACAGTGACACTCCCCGTAATGTCGGTCCTCCCGGCAGGGATGCAAGCGCTTAGCCGGCAGGCGAAGCGGGACCGATTCCACAAATTCATTCCCGAAAGGTAGCCACCGATGGCTCAACAGATCATCCCGAACGACGTCTACGTGACCGGCAACCTGTCGTCGCTGACGTTCTCGCCCCCGGCCGCCAGCATCGGCGACACCGCGGTAGCCGGCTCTGCGGGAATACAGGCGAGCAAGCTCGAACACCAGTACATGGATCGCCTCACGCAGGTTCACGGCAGCGCCGCGACCGCTGAGCGGCGAGTAATCAAGACCGCCAAGGGCGCCACGGGCGACATCGTTTCGTTTCGCTGCGGGGTGCTGGTGGCGTGCATCGGCAATTCGACAATCACCATCGACCTCTACAAGAACGGGTCGAGCATTCTCTCGGCGACGACCGTGCTCGACAGCGGCAACGCGGCGCGGGCCTTCGAGTCTGCCGCCGGGTTCTCTTCGACGACGTTCGTGGCAGATGATGTTTTCGAGTGCGTGGTCACGGTGAGCGCCGGGACCGGAACCCTGGGACAAGGGCTTTTCTGTGAGCTGGTAACGCGCGAAGACGCGGCATAAGGGGTCCCTTATGGCCAACAATCGCGGAAGCGGCTTTTCCAAAGAAGATGCCGAGCGCATCGCCAAGGTGGTCTACGAGGCCGAACGACAGCCGCGCGGCCAAGTCCGCCGTCAGCAACCAGTCCACCACGGCCGCAACATCCAGCCCATCCGCGTCACCTCCACCACGACGGTCAGCGGCCGCTACCCAGGCGTGCTGCTGATCCACAACGTCGGCGCGGGGACGTTCACGGCGTCGACGGCGATCTGGATCGTGCCGGGCGATGATCAGGAACTCGACGAAGGCGATTACGACGGGTATGCCTGCGGCGAGGCTAACGGCCGCATGACGTTCAAGACGTTCAGCGGTAACGCGACCTACACGCTCGATGTCGTCATTGACGCCTGCGCGATCTACGCCAACGCCATCACGGCCAACATCAGCGGGGGAACCTGGCCATGAGCTTCATGGTGGGCGGCATCGTCAACAGGAAGAGGCGGCTCCGGGTGACAAACCTGACCACGGTTGCCACAGTCTGCAAGGTAAATCCTGCGTGCTGCAACGGCACTCCCGCTCAAGGGAGCGGCACGTTCATTGTCGGGATCATCCTCAAGAAAGCCACAATCCAACTGCCGAAATATATCGTCACGGATGACTGTGACGTCCAGACCCTATCTACCGACCCAATATGCGATCCGTGCGAGGTCAGGGTTGCGAGCACGGCGGCGGGCACGCTCGCCACGGATTTCGAGAATGGCGACACAGTTGACGGCGTGACCCTGGCGACCGGAGACCGCATCCTGCTCAAGAACCAAGCGGACTCGAAGGAGAACGGTGTCTACACCGTCAATGCCTCTGGTGCGCCGACCAGGGCGATCGACCTCAACTCGGACTCTGAGTTCGTCGAAGGCATGGGGCACGACGTAACCGAAGGAACAGCGAACGCAGACAAGGTCTTCTCGCTCACGACGCCGGAGCCGATTTCAGTCGGCACGACGAACCTGGCATACGCGGAAACCACGGTCGGACCACGTTTGCAAGTCCGCGTCAAACGAATCCAGGTCGCACTGCCGCTTGGGGGCAGGGTTGTGAGAGAGGCGTGCGAAGAGGCGTCGTGCTGCCTGCAATGGTATGTCGAGCCGCTCTTTAATGTTCTCACGTTTCCGGCGGCATGGTTCAAGCCAATTGTCTTCGATACCGTCGCCATGGTCAGCGGTGCCCCTGTGGTGGGTGGGGCGGCTTATTGCGCGCTGCCAGCATCGCTCCCCTTCAACAACACCGGCACAGGCGGCATCGGAGCGGATGCCACGGCGACGCTGCAAGACGGTGTTGTCACCGACATCACCATCAGATCCGCCGGGAGCGGCTACACGTCAGCGCCGACGGTCGCGTTTGCCAGCGTAAACAACGGCAACACATTGGACCGTCGCCATATTCTTGTTGGCGGCACTGGCGCGGCGGCGACAGTGTCTATTTCTGGAGGCGGCGTCAGCGCGATCACACTCACCAATGGCGGCAGCGGTTATAAGACGACCCCGAACCAATGGGGAGCGACTACGCTCAACGGCAACGGCGACAGTATCAGCCCCATAATCGCGTACCAGGGCGTCTACGGAGGCTGGACGATGGTCATCCAAGGGGCCGTCAGTCAAATTTTCTCAGAAGCGCCGACGTTGGTTGGCAACCCTAACGCCCCACAACCTGTATGCCCGTCATCTCCAGTGATTGTTGAAGCAATCTTGTTTCCAGGCTACCAGTACAGGCTGACGCCAATGGAATCGTGAAATGGATCATCCGGTCTGTCGTTTTCGTGGCGAGCTTTTGCCGGACGGAACACATGCGTGCGCGGTGCCGGCCGGAGTTGCGCCAGTGTTTGGGTTCGAAATCAGGTGCCCATCTTGTGACCGGCCAGCGATGGAGCCCGGCTTGTTGCAACAGACAGCGACATTCGTAACCGCCGTGGTCCAGCATGTGGCACACGGCTTTCCCAGGGCGGCGAACGACGAACACGAACGACGGTTAGCAATCTGTCAGCAGTGTGTCCACTTTGTGCCAGCCAAGACTAAATGCCGCGCCTGCGGGTGCCATGGCCTGAAACTGTGGATGGCTGACATGCAGTGCCCTATCGGTAAATGGTAAAAACGAAGCGATAAGTCTAATTACACCAACCAACAGCTACCGCAATGGCGACTATTGCCGGGACAATTCAATTTCGATACGGCGTCGTCACCGCTGGCCTCGGCGTCGCCGAACCAGCCGTCGACACGACGACGAACGATTTCTACTGCGGCTTGGGATCGGTCGCCGGTACTTACCACGTCGGGCCCGGCCTGAAGGAAACCGCCGCCGGCACGATCCTCCATCCAGGAGCCATCGCCGACGGCCAGTTCCTGGTGCGCTCCGGCAGCACCATCGCCGGCACGGGCGTCGTCAGCGGCAGCAGCACCTTCGCCCTGACCGCCGACATCACGCCGGCACAGATCACGGTGAACCAGAACGACTACGACCCCACCGACCTGGCAACGGCCGCTGTCCTTCGGCTCGACGCCGACGCGGCCCGCGACATCACCGGCCTGGCCGGCGGCGCCGACGGACGAATCCTGATCCTGCACAACGTCGGGGCGTTCACGATCACGCTGAAGGACGAGTCGGCCAGCAGCACGGCGGGCAACAGGTTCGCCATGACCGCAGATTTCCCGATGGTCACGGACGCTTGTTGCATTCTCCAGTACGATTCGACATCATCACGTTGGCGAGTGGCCGGCGGTGGCGGCGGCGGTCTGCTGGCGGTAAATAACCTGTCGGACGTAGCGAGCGCCTCTACGTCGCGGACGAACCTTGGACTTGGGACGATGGCCACGCAGGCCGCCTCTGCTGTCGCCATCACCGGCGGCACGATCAGCGTTACAAGCGTCACGGCCGTTACCGATGTTCTTGCGGCAGACGTTGGAATTCTGGATGCCGGCGCCGATCATTACATCATCCTGTTGACAGACGAGGACAATTCGGCGCAGAGATTGTGTTACCTGCGAGTCAACAACGCCAACCGCATCATAGACCTGGGCGGCAACCTTACGCTTGCTGGTGATTTCGGGACGTCAGGCGCTAATTCGCTTACGCTGACAACGACAGGCGCAACCAGTGTCACCCTGCCAACGAGCGGCACGTTGTCGACACTTGCGGGGGCCGAAAGCCTAACAAACAAAACGCTAGGCAGCACCACGCTCGCAGCCGGTGCGACGATCACCGGCACAGCCGGCGCCGGTGCCTTGACTCTTGGCAGCATGACCGGCGCCACGGCGTTGCCTACAGGAAATTTGAGTTGGGCTGGTGCGAGCACGAGGACGTTATCGCTAGCTGCCACGGCGGCGAACGCCACGATTTCAACGACGACTAGCGGAACCATTGCCGTTACATCCGCTGGTGCGGTCAACCATACCAGTGCCGCAGCTTCGACCTGGACACACAGCGGAGGCGCCTGGGCACTCAACAGTACGTCGCAAAACATCACCATTGCCACTGTCACGTCCGGAACGCTAGCCCTTACGTCCGCCGGCGCGCTCAACCTGACGTCGGTTGCCGCGAGCACATGGGCCGGCTCCGGCGGCACACTCACAATCCAGAGCACGTCGCAAGCGCTGACTCTCCAGACGATCACCAGCGGCACGCTTACCGTCACCTCCGCCGGTATCCTCACGATGCAGGGCACGACGGCCTCGCTGACGACGACCTCCGGCGCCGTCACCATCGACGGCCAGACCGGGGTGAACCTGCAATACGACGGCGTGACGGCGCTAGCCGTGGCGAGCGCGGCGGTCACGGTGACGGGGGCATTTAATGCAACAACCAGCGTGACGGCCGGTACTTCTCTGTTGGCTACCGATGCGTGTGTTGTCACCAAGAACGGTTCCGACACGGTGCAGTCTGGACCGTATTTCGAGGTCCGCAATGCAGCCGCAACTCGCTCGTGGGTCCAGCAGCTCGACGCTGACAATGATTTGGATTTTTGGTACTACAATGGCACCTCTTGGACGGTTCAATTCGAGGTGGCGTCTAACGGCACCGTCACTCCCAGCAAAGTGATCATCAACAGTCCATCGCCCACGCTGCACCTCAAGGATACGACGACTGCCGACACTGGCTTCGGCGTCTACTGCGACGCAGCGGCGTTTCACGTCGTTCTCATGGGTGATGCTGGCAGCATCGGTTATGCGGCTTTCAGCATTGACCGAGTGACGGCTACCGTCATCTTCGGGTCAGGCGGTCTGCCTACAGGGGGTGGGACGCCTGTAGTAGTGCTAACACAAGCCAGCGGTGCCGTCGGGACGCCTGCCAGTAACACGGCTGGGCTCATCGCAAAGGACGCCGGCGGCACCGCGGAGCTGTACGCCTGGGATGAGGCCGGGACAGAGACGATCCTCTCCGCTCACGACACCACTGGCCCAGCCTGGCTCTATGACTTCGATTCGCCGCACCCGGAACATGTTGTCGTCAGCACGAACGCTTACACTGGAACGCGGGAATGGATCAACCACACACGCATGGCGCGGCTGCTGGAACGGTTGCTGGCCGGCGAGAACGTCGCGGCCCTGCCCGCCGAGCAGCGGACCTGCCGCTACGTCGAGACTGGATTGCCGCGTCGGGATTGGGATGCTGATCAAGTTGGCAAGGTCGCACGGCAGGACCAGGCCATCGTCGAACAGCAGGAGCGGCAGCGGCAACATGCTGACGCGGTTGCGGCGTGGCAGGCGTTGCCGGAAGAGGAGCGGGCAGCGACGAAGAAACCATCACCGTTCACCACCACAGAACTGCTGGAGCCGCTGAAGCCAAAGCCGATGCCGGAGTGGCTGAAGCGACGGCTGGATGCGGCCGCCTGAGTTGCTTCCGGACTCGCCGCCGCCATATCTTCCTGTCATGTCTAGCTTCGAGGTAAGCACTGCCGACCGCGAGCGATCCCAACGGCTTGTCGAGTTCGTGAAACGTGAAATCGAACACATGGCTGTTGAAGGTCGATTCGTGTTCGCCATCGAGATCACTCGCTACCTCGCCCCAGAGATACAGGAGTTGCGGCGAAGATCCAAAGACAAGGGAACATCCCATCCGTGACACAACGAATCGTCGAACACCTGTTGCTGCTGACATTCGGCCTGATGGCGGGCCTCGCAGCCGCCTGCGGTACGGACCCGATCCGCGCCCGACGTTGACGGTCGAGGTGTACGCGGAGTTGCTCACCGGAGCAGAAGCAGCGTTTTTGACGATTTACGGGGCGGTGCCCGACGGATGCGTTGCCCACAAGATCGCGTGCGAGTGGTTCGGCAAGATCGCCAAGGCGAGAAATGGAGTCTGAGGCGTGGGCAACGACAGCGAACTTGTCACCATCGGCCTAGCCCTGCTCAGCTTGGCGATCATGGTGGTGTGGCTGAAGCAAGTCGCCCTGGAACGACGGCAGCAGCAGTTGCTCGACGGCCTAGTCTACTTGTACCGCTTGCTGGACAGCGAACAGAGAGACTGACCGAGGCATCCCGCACATGGAAATCATCGTCACACTCGCCATCGTCGGCATCGTCGCCGCCATCGCCCGTCAGCGTGGCTACATCGAGTTTCGCGCCGGCCGCCACCAAGTCGAGCAAATCGAAAACAGACCGTTGCGGCTCTACCAGCCGCCGGGAGAGTGACGTGGAACACACCACCGGCTTCGACTGGGTTATGATCGCCGAGCGATTCGGCGTACCGGTGGTGTTGCTGCTTCTCTCGTGGCTTGGACTGTCGAAAATCGCCCGGTGGTGCGGCGAACATCTTGTGATTCCGTTCCGCGATCGCGCGATCAAGTACATGGACGATCACACGGCCTGGATGCAGAGCCAGGCGAGCCAGCTGCGGCAGGTCCGCGAGGATTACGTCGAGCACCACGCTTGGGA